TGTTACATAGTAATCTTTCCAAATAGGTTCTGCCATAGTCTTTTTCCTTTGCCAATAAATATAAAAAACGCGCCCCCCGTCTTTATGGAACGGAGGGTGGATATGGCTGGGCCCTGGAGTATCGCTATTTCGGAAATACCTGGGTTATGTATCTATTAATATAAATTATCGCATCCCTTCCAACGGCATCCCGAAGGCGGTCCAGGTAGTCCGGAATAATGGTGTCCTTTGTCTTCTCCAAATCGTGGGTTCCCTTCGTTCCGAACTCCCCAATCTTGTGAGCAATCAGCCAGGCCAGGCTCCGCTGGGTGGGTGGCTTCTTCCCCTTCTCGTTTGGCCGGGGTATGATGCGCTTTATCCGCACCCACTTATAGATGGCATCGAATGGCGGGTCCTTCCTCCCAGGAAGCCCGGTCTTGCGGCCCCTGGTGTCGTTCTCCACATACTTCCAATAGTCCTCCAGGTGGAGCACCACTTCGTAGGTGGCATCCCCCACGATAACCTCCTGGGTTACGGAGTTCACCAGGGCCTTACTTGCTATATGCCCGGAGCCCGTGAGCCGCTTCTTGTAGTCTTCCTTCACGGCGGCGGCGAGTTCCCAAAGGACCTTTTCCGTTTCCGGCATTTCAAAGAGTTCCATATCTTAATGCGTTTTCTTCCATTTGTCAAGTTCTGCCTTCTCCCATTCCCGGCGGTCCCGGAGGAAGGCCATCGTATTGAGGAATTCCAGGGCAGGCTTCGCCAGGACCTGGTCCCAGGTGAGCCCCTGGACCTCCGCTACCTGGCTCACATTCTCAATCCATCCCCAGCGAGATTCAAAAGTATCCGGGCCCGGTCTATCCTGGCTTGTATCCTGGCCTTCATCCCCTTGTCCTTCACCCGGCGCAGGGCGTTTTCGGAGTAGGTTAGGGAAGCCCGAATTAATCCGGCGTACTGCTTCAAAAAAAAAGCAATCAACGCCATTCCGTCCGGCATCGGAAGGCGGTCTGCAATCGCGGCCCGTACCTCCAGCGGGTCATACCCTTCTGCGTAGGTCCGGCCATCCGGGACCATTAGCACGGAGAGCAAGCCGCAGAAGTCCAGGGTATCCTTCGTGAACGCCTGGAAGTCTATGTATTGCCCGGCGGTGAGTTTCCGGTAGTCCTGGCACGGGCGGAGCCGCCATTCACCCAGGGCGTACTCCTTGCGGGTTTTAGGGACCTTTTCAAGGGGCTGGCGCAGGAAGGCGGACTGCCCGGCCAGGGCGGTGTACTCCGCCAGGGGAAGGCGCAGGAGTTCCGCTTCCGACTTCCCGGTGAGGATGGAGAGGATGGCTACCTGGACTTCCAATTCATCGCCCCCGGTCCGGGTGATGCGGTCTATCTCCTGGTATTGGCCCATCGTGAGGGCCTGGTAGGTTGTTATCATATCCTTTTGTCTTTAATCGTTTCCTTTGGTTTTGGGCTATCTTCCGCCACGAATGGAGATATTATACCTTCCTTTGCCTTGGCCCAAAATAACTCCGGAATAACAAGCATAGCGAAGGGCATCTATCCCGTGATTGAAAAAGTCTATCGGCTCATTGGTGAAAGTCCCATCGGTGCGCTGCTTGAATAGGTATTTGCGGCCTTCGTTGATAAGGTCCACACTCCGCCGGGTTACATATATGGTCCAGGGTTGGAGGGCCTGGATTTGTTCCCTCACTGCCGTTTTCTTATCGCATCCCTTCACATTCAATCCGTATCCGGCCACTTCCGTTATGGATTTCGGTTCTGCAGAATCAGCCCACACGCAAGGGCCGTTTCCATGCCGCTTGATTCCCAGGTCTTTCAATGCGTGTGCAATATCCGGATTAGTCATTCCCGTCTGCCATATCAGTTGGTCCGCATATATTTCCCTTCTCCCGGTGTGAACCAGGCAGCGGATAATCGTGGTTGGGTCATTCGTGAAGCCGAAGTCCATTCCCCAGGTTTCAATGAATCCGGCAGGGTCCGGCATATCGTTTACTATCTTGAAGTCAAATATCTGCCCTTCAATTTGGCCGATAAGTCCTTCACCATATACCCGCCACCAATTCCCGGTCCCTCGGTTTGCTTCAATCTCCCTGCGCACTTCATCCGGGAGGTATTGATTATCCAGGTAGGTGGAGTGAACCAGGGCGTAGCGGTCCCGCTTGGGAATTTCCTCCGTTCCCCAAAAAGGTGCGCTGGGGTTGTAGTCATACATAACCAGGCCGGAGGTACGGACCATCAGTTGCCTGGCGGCTTCCCATTCCACGCGGTTGGCTTCATTTATCAGCAATCGGTCACGAGCCGGGCCCTGGAGTTTCGCAGGTACATCAGCCCCAAAGAATTCCAGGATGCTCCCGGACGGGAAAGTATAAATACATTCCGACTTATTCCAGGCATTTTCATCCCATCGGCCCATATCCACCAGGGAAAATTTGAAATCACGGATAGCACCCCTTTTGAGGTGCGGAAGGTTCTCGGATACAATGCTGGTGATGGTGGGCGTTTTGTCTTCCATCGCCAGGAGGGAATATATTTGAAGGGCAGAAATCGTTTTGGATGAACGCGCACCACCCCGGCTATCAATATAGCGGGGAGCACCACCCAGGGCGGCACATAGTTTTTCAAAGGTGTGCGTTGTTCTCATTTATTCCGTTTCTTCTTCATTTTCCGGCTTCCGGGGTTTTGCTCCGGTTTCCAGGGCCTTTTTCAGTCCTTCCATTGCGGCATTATCGGCCAGGGTGATTGCAATCGGCCCACCATTCCCTTGCAGGGTGGTTTCCTGCTTCTGCTTCCAGGTGTCCGGTGCCATATTGGTAAGCACGAAGATTGCAGCCTTTATATCCGGCGGGTAGTACATTGTTTCCCTGGTAGCCTTCACCACCTTTGCATCCCCCATATATTCCTTCACTTTCTTCCCGGTCTTTGGGTCATACTCTACAACCTTTTCCGCTTTTGCTTCAGTCTTTTCCTTTGTGAAGTCCACACCCTTCGCAGCCTTGATAAGAGCATTTTCCACATCGCGGATAGTGGTGGTGCGGAATACCTCGCGGGCGTGCGTAATAGCATCGGAAAAAACGGAAATTTTCTGCCAATTTGTCCAGGTCCTTTCCGTTATTCCCATCGCTGCGCAGAAGTCCTTAATGGATGCACCGCAGGGTTGCGGATGCAGTCCGTTGCGTTCCACCCAGGCTGCGGCTTCGGCTATTTTGGCAGCACATAGTTTCATAATATCTTGTTTTCGGTTTCTATTCTTGCCCCTGGGGCCTTTTCTCCGCATCATTGGTTGTATTGTTCCCCTTCGCTCCTTTTGGCGCGTTTTTGGCCTTTTCTTGCTTTTTCTGCGGTTTCTGCGCGAAGTAGAGTGTTCCCAGGTCCACGGCCAGGTTAAGGATGCAGGTTCCGCACCCCATCCGGAAGGCGCGTTTGGTCCCGGAGAGGGCTTCCCATATCTCCAGCATCCGGTCAATGGCTGACTGCGGGAGGTGGGAAATCCAGCGGGCTTCCACGGCGGTTTTCAGTTTCGGCTCAATCGTAGCCAGGAAGGTCATTTCTTCCTCATTAAGAATTGTTCTTGCCATATTGTTCAAAGATTGTTTTGTATTCAGCCAGTAGCCTGGGATTTCTTGCGGGCGTTTCCAGGGCTTCGCGTACCCGGCGTTCATAGTAGTTCGCGGTGCAGGGCTTTACTCCCATCCAGCGGGCCACTTCGGACTGCGTGATAGGGAGAAGGTCAAGGGCCAGGGCGGCGGCAATCATCTTGCAGTCCGCCCCCGGCTGGCTCCGGCCCCGCTTGAGGATATCCACCCCGTAGGTATCCAGGACCGCCTGGCGGATAGCGGCCAGGGTTTCCGCCTTATCTTTCCGTTGGATTCCCTCCAGGGACTGAAGGAGCATCCCGGCCAGGTCGGCCCGGTCCTCCGCCTGGAGAGCCAGGCAGTGGCGGCGCATATATTCCGTTAATCGTTTAGCCATTTATCCATCAGTTTCCCCAGGAGCATATCCAGGGTTTCAGTAATAAATATAAAAAACTTCGCAAATGTCTTTGATAATCCAGCGAGGGCTGCGCAGTATGCCAGGACCGGGAGGGATAGCCCGCCGGAGATGGCCGCATAGCATAGGCATCCCCACCAGGTAGCGCACAAGGAGCAGGTGAAGGGGCGAAGGCTCCGAACGGGCGGAAGGCCATAGCGGGCGGTGAACTTGCTGGCCCATCCCAGGAGGGTATCCGAAAAGCCGGAGCAATCCACTACCCAGGTGATAACGAAGGCCAGGAGCAGAAGATTAATGTAGATGTTCATATTCTTGTAGGATTTTATCCCGGATTTTCAGCACAAGTTGGCGGCAGGTTTCCTTGCTGATTCCCAGCCGTGCGCCGAGTTTCCGGTACGATTGGCAGTCAATGTATAGGAGGATTATCGTTTGCTCCACCTGGGTGAGCCGTTCCTGGATAATCCGTTTCACGGCTGATACCCGTTCATCCTCCAGGGAGAAGATGGAGGGGTCCCAGGTATAGTCCTGGCTTATCTCCTTGTAGGAGCGGATTATTTCCTTTTCATCTTCCATTAGTAGGTGGGTGTAGGGTCTTTGAACTCCAGCCCGTCAATGCTATTGCAGAGGGCCTGGAACTTCCGGTAGGTGTAATAGAAGCGTGAGGTCCGGGAGCGCAGTTGATTGGTAATTATTCGCACCAGGAAGAAGCCGATGCACTCCGTTTCCCATAGGTCCACGATTTTATCCGCCGGGTAGTCCAGGAGGATGCAGTACACTTCCTGGCAGAGGTCGGAGAGTTCCCCGGCCAGATTATCCGTGTGGGCCACGGAGCGCACGATGAACTCCACGCGGCGTTCCGCTGCGATGGTACCTATTATAGCCCGTGCCCGTTCCTGCATCGTTTCCATAGTGTCCTCTACCTATCGCAGTATCCGAAGACCAGGAGGGCGGCATCCCTGGCATGGTTGGAGGTCCGCCCGGCGTATCCGGTAATCCGCTTCCAATAGTCTTCGGACCATTTGGTAAGGCCTGGCTCCGGCTTGTGGCGTTCAAAGGGGATAGCCAGGTCGGAAAGGTATTCCTCCCATATCTTGGCATCCCGCTTGGCGGCTCCGGCTCCCATCAGTCGGCCCCGGTATTCGGAGTTGTTCCGTTCCTGTGGGAACCACTTCCGGAGCCGGGCATCCTCATACACCACCAGGAAGCGGGGCTGGATTACTCCGGCCAGGGCGGCGTAGTATTCCTTTTTCACCAGGTCCATAGCCTTGTGGATGGGAAGGGTGTGGCACTCGGCCAGCACCCCATCCCTCACAATGGCTACTCCGGTGTTTTCTCCGGGGTCTATTCCGATATAGATACCGCGCATCTTATTCGGCTTTTTCGGCTTCCTCCTTCTTCTTGGCTTCTTCTGCTTCGGCCAGGGCCATCTGCTTTTCAAATGCCTTTTCTACGGCCTTCCCGGCGTTGAGCATATAGTGCTCCGCCATTTCCAGGGCGCGGTCCACAAGGGCCGTTCCTTCCGGGGTGGTCTGCGGATGGAAGGCGTGGAGCATATTGTAGAGGATGGCCTGGGCGATGCTCTGCATCTGCTGGTTATAGGCGCGGTAGTGTTCAGCGGCGATTTGCTCCTTGCTGATTTGCCCGGCGGGCTGGTTTCCAGGTCTTACCACCTGGAGGGGGCTTTTG